TTATTTTTATGTTGTACTTATCACATAGGTTGTAATAGCATATTCCTGTGCTTGAAAAGTCATTCATATAGTATTCTAATCCGTTTAATTTGTTGTAAATGTCTGGCAAGTATGTATCTCTATCATCACCATTCATTAATAAATTGTCTCTTATAACAATTTCTACTGGATTTTCTGGTAATGTGCTAGGATAATGTATGCTATCACTATCTGCATTCCTAGTTAATACTATCGTGTTTACAGCACCAAATTTCTTACCAAAGTTAACGTTTACATCTTTTAAGTATTCTTCATCTATTGTATCTCCATATGGTTCATAAGGCGTTAATTCATTTTGTGTTTTAGTTAGCATAATGTCAGTTTTGGTTGTCATATCTTCATTGCCATTCCAACCTGTTCTAAATGCAACTCTTATATATTCTATTGAATTATTATTGGGTATAATAGTATGTTTTGTTGCAATGCTTGTTGTTTGAACTAAATTTTCTCCATTGCCTAAATAAGCCTTATTCTCATTGTAATAAAACGCTACAAAGTAATAATTTGAATTTAGTTCTGTCAAATTTTCTTTTTTAAAATAATCAGAAACTATCGATTGTGTTTCATCAAATAAAGTACCATAAGGCCAAGTCAAACCTTTATTATTTGTTTGTACTTCTTTATTAAATAAATTCTTACCAACAGTTTGATTAATATATCTTATTTCTAACTCATCATCATCATTTATGCAAATTGTACTTGCGGTTACTTGTGCTATCTGGTCTAGTACATCTCTAAAGGTATAACCCATTGAATTGCCATCTATGTCTAAAAAGTATTCTGCACTTACTGTTTTATTATAATTGGCAAAATTACTATCTTGTAATTCTATTCCTAAATCATAGCAAATGGCAGATAAATATTTTTTTACTGTTGTTGGATATTTAAAGTATGGCTCATATGTAGTTTCTTGATTGCTTTTTTCTATCATTATGTTGCTTACAGTTGCAGTATATGAT